GGGCAGCGATGGGGGGCATGGGTCTCAGCATACTGGGCTGCCAGCACGGTGGCGGGCAGACCCCAGTGCATGTAACCCACGGGGCGGTAGGCGTTGCGCTCCTGGTCAGCACGGGAGATCCATTTGATCTGACGGGTCTGGAGGTCAGAGCACATGGAGAGAGGGAAGATCATCGGGTCGGTTGCGAACGAATGAATTGTAGCACGAATGAGGGGGCAGGCACGAACGGGGTCAATACCCCAACCACGAAAGGAACTCACCAGCATCAACGGGTCCGAAGCGGGCGGTCACCCCATAGTCGGTGCGGAAGTCATCCCCCAGACCGTGTGCCGATGCTGCCCAGCAGGCAGTACCCCATGGAATGGTTCCGTTGCTGGGGTTGGTGCAATTCTGGAGGATTTCGGGGAAGGTGGCAGGCATCGGGTCGGTGTCGGTTGACTTGAGAGTATTGTAGCAGGTCAGGCGTTCCGTGCTGCTAGGAGCAGGGCATGAAATTTATGGAACTCATGGGTCATGCCGGGAGATAGGGTTGGGCGTCCCTTGCTGCCATGGGCGGGAAGGTGGAAGGTCTGGGGGACTGTCGGATGGGTCACCTTGTCATGACTGCCGCCTGATTTGATGGTAGCGCCTGCCTTGAGAATCAGGCGCCGTGCTTCACGAATTTTGATGGGGGTCATGAGTCACCGCCACTCCAGGAAGGTGGAAGGGTTGCCATAGTCTCCGATCACAACCCCGTTGCAGCGGACCTCAGCGTAACCGTATTCTTCAGACAGAGAGAAGCACAGATCCCAGGCGCGGTCCTGGTCGGTGGTCGTGTTCTCCCAGGGAGCGGAGGGGCAGATCACGTCGTAGCGGGTCATCGGTTTCGTTTGAACTGCAGTCAGTATAGAGGCAAAAGGGAAGGGTCGTCCCCCTCCGTTGTGCCACTATCAGAATTGGATCGGATCGGCGGTCGGTGCGCTGATCGCGGCATAGTGGGCAGCGGCATCAGCGATGTTGGCGTCTGCCTCATCCTCAGCGATGGAGTCCAGGACCTGGAGCAGTTCGGCACCATTGGCGGCACGGTTCAGCAGGGCGGCAGCAAGGTCAGCGGTCATGATAGAAGGAAGGTAGGAGGTCAAGGGGTGAGGGAGAATCAGGCAGCGATCGGTTCAGGAATCAGGCGGAGCACGTCATCCTCCCAGCGATAAAAGGTCAGAATCTCATCGTAGGCGGCATCAATGGCGCGGCAGGCATCCGCCTTCAGGATGGCATTGCGGCACTGAGCGGCGATCTCATCAATGCTGACAGCGCGGTCGGTAGCAGGGTTGTAGCGCATGGGTTCGTTTGGTGAAAGGTTGAAAGGTTGAGGTTTGCTGCCAGGCGGATGCCCAGTGTGCCAGGTTGGCGGCAGCGGGGTGGTCTTAGTGCCCCCCTCAACCTGTGATCATTGTAGAGCAGTTTAGGGTCGGTGCTCAGGACCCTTGTGCCAGTGCCTCAATCGGCATAGAGGGAGATGAAGTCCTCCAGGAACTCCCGTGCCTGATCGCCGCTCATCTGGGAGATCATCTCACGGGCGACGGTCTCCCAGGAGAAATCATCTGCCAGATCATAGATGGCGCACCGTGCCTCAGAGGCGGAGAGTTCGGAGGCGGTGATCTGAGCGTAGGTCATCGGTGTGGTTGGTTGAACTGAGAGTATTGTAGGGGGTCGGGGGGTCAGAAGGCGACCAGTTGGTCCAGATCCCATTGTGGCACACTGGCAACCTCATCGATGACATAGTTGCCGCGATGCTTGCGAATCCAGGCGTTAACGTGCTTGGTGGTCGTTGCGCTCCACTTAAAGGCAGTCATCATCCACCCTTTGCCAGGCACGATGGCGGCGACGGGTTGATCATAGGAGAACAGGATGCAGGTCCCGTCTGCCAGGGTCACTTCGGTTTGGTTGCTGCCGACTTGCTGGACTTTCATGGTGGTTGTCTGAACTGAGATCAGTATAAGGGGTCAGCGGAGCAGGATGGGGGCAGCGTGTGCCACCCCCTGAACCGTCACACCAGCACCAGCGGATCGAGGTTGTTGATGCTAACGGTGTTGAACTCAGTCAGAACTTTAATGTTGTCAATGTCAAAGTACAGGTCGATTGCTTCAACAACTCCATTGTATTGTGCCTGCAGAACGTGGTTAATCTTGGTGCGCTCTTTGGCACTCACAACATCATCGAATCCCTGAACTTCACCTGCTTTGTTGAAGCGGGGTGCCACACGGGGAAGAACACTTACAAACAACACTTTCTCCAGGTTGAGATTAGGAGCGAACATCAATCGTGCCGCTTCGCCTACACTGGTGTTGGCGTAGTTTTTGATGTTTTTGTTGATGTTGCTGTTGAGTGCTTTTCCAAGAATAGCAACCTTAAGTTCACCATTAACAAACCCAGCAATGTCAATGTCAAAGGTGCCACCGAAACCATCAACGGGCAATTGGTATTCATACTGCCAGGTATACTCTGCCCAATCAGGATTTGCATTCAGAACCTCATCCAGCAGCACTTTATGAAACTCATCAGTACGCTTTGAAGAACGAACGTTCTGAAAGGAAGTCTCGAGGAAGGTTTCCATGTTAAGTGAAGAGAATTGTTTGTGGGGGGGGTCGGTTTCCTTCCCCCCGATGACATCAGTATGGCAGAGGGCAGGGGTCACCGCAAGGGGGTGTGTGCCACTTCAACGATTGGCACACTGAAAGCGTCCGCTGTTGAAGTTAGCGTTAGAAAAGACCTCACGATTGACCAGTTTGAACATACCAAACTCATTCACCAGAACATAACCCTCAGCGTCGATTCTGTTGCCGTAGAGATAAGCGGCAGGACCATTGTTACGGCAGAGGAACAGGCAGTCATCTTTGATTGACTTCACCAATGCCCACAGACGCAGCAGGTTAGCATCACAATCAAAGTCTTCTGGGTTGACTTCTTCACCAGCACGAATGCAGGCATTGATCTGTTGTTTGATCTTTGCTGCCTCTTTATCACTCACGAAGGTGGCAGTTTGTGCCATCTGGCGGGCGAACTTGCACACCTCTTCAACATCAGCGAACGACTCCTGATTGTGTTGAATGTATGCATTCGGTTTCACGAACTTCACCGTTTCGGTATCAGTCCAGATGCTACGATCAGGGAATGCCTGAGCATCACGAAGATCGCTCTCAGCATAATAGCAAGTGTGCGGAGCGATGATAATTTGCTGAGAAACTACCTCAGGAAACTTGTAAGTGATCGTGTTGGGATGATACTCATCATCACCACCAAAACCAATAAAGTCACCTTGGTAGATAGTATCGAAGCGAGGCAGATAATCAAAGCAAGCGTGAAGAATACCCGCAACTTCACCTTGATAGAACGCATCAATTTCTTCATGATTGTGAGCAATACGAATCTTTTTCTTGTTAAAGACTGCTTTGGTGCCCACGAAGAATGTACCCGTTGCAGGATCAATTCCCCACACGATTGCAGGGGCACCATCAATCTTCACGCTCAGATTGCCAGGCGTCACGAACCAATCAAGGACAGAAAGATCACCCGTGAGGATGGTATCTTCGGGGTGTTCTTGGTGCTTGTTCTGCATGGGTTGTTTGCTCATGAACGTAGTATGGCACGAAAAAGGGGGGACCGCAATCCCCCCTGTGACACTAAACGAACTGGCACACAGGCAGCGCCACTTCGGTCATCAGTACGCTCTCCTGACGGAAGGCGGTTTTGAATGCATCAGCGATCTCACGAACGCTGTTAGCATCATCGGTGATAAAGGTCAGGATGGTAACCTGCTCCTGCTCACCCTTCCAGAATCCCACGCCTTCAGTGACGGTGAAACCATCAAAGCGGGGGCAAACCTGCTCACGAATGAAAGTCTGCATCATCGCCTTGCTGATCTTACCAGCGTCGGGGATGTTGCGACCGAGGAACAGTTGGAATTGCACGGGGGGTTTCCCTGAACTGATGTCAGTATGGCAGGGGGGCAGCACGAACGCAACCCCCCTTGTGCCACTTGTTCAACTGTCCTCCAGCAGATCGGGATAGTAAGACTCAACCTCAGAAATCAGTTCCTCATCAGTATAACTGGTGAGATTTTCTTCCATCTGATCACCAACAATACGGAGCAGATCTTTGGTGCTCATGTTGTCAAGCAAACGGTCAATGTATGCTTCAACCAGTGCTTCACGATCGAAAGTGTTAGTCATCAGTCGTTGGTGGGGTGATTTACAATTTGGTCTTCAATTTGGTTCGCAAGTTCTTCCATCCACTCACGAACTTCATCATCTTCGTATTGTGCATTGTCTCGCACAATACGCATCAGAAAGTCAATTTGCTCATCATCGAAATGATACTCTTTCAACATCAGACTTCATCCCTCATTTCAGAAAGTTTTTCATAGAGTGTAGAAACATCTACATTCAGTTGTTCACTCACGAAACTCCAATCATCATGAAACTCAATCAGTGCCAGAATGGCATCGAGTTCCTCAAAAGTCAACGAAGTGAGAGTCATTTCAGTAATCGTAGTTTGCGTTCAGGTACTCATTCACATCGAACTTCTCATCACGAAGTTCAGGAATGTCGAGGTCAAAGATCTCACCAGGAGCATCTTGAATCTCAGACCAGAGTTCATCAAACATGGTGGTTTTCTCAGGAACGAATGTAATGTAGCAGGTCTCAGCGGCGTTTGGTGGTTTTCTGTGCCACTTTCACAACTGGCACATCGTTATCAACAATCGCCTGCAATTGAGTCACAATTGCATTAATGAAGCGCAGCACGGTTTGAATCACCTTGCGAACCTTTTCGTTGCCATTGTTCTCATTGTAGGCACGAACGGCAAACTGATACAAACCAACGACAATGGCACAGATTGTTGCAACATTGAACACCAGAGTTTGGTAGAATTTGGAAGCGAAGAGTTTCATAACATTTAGGGTGTGGGAGGTGAGTGTAGAGAATCCTCAACCACGAATGTAATTTAACCCCTCACAGATCGATCTGCAAGGGGTCTTGTGCCAGTTTCCCAACTGTCCCCATTCTCAATAACAAGAGTCTTATTGAGAATCAATAAGGACTAGTAGTTGAGAATAAGGTCCAATCCGAGAACTGGCACACTATTCAAACGGATCAAATTCTTTTACCTTACAATGGAGATCTTCGCCTGGTTCAAGTTCTAGTAGTTCTCGCCAATTAATATGATCTAGATCTAGATCATCATAACACATGATGTCGAGTGTGACCTGTATGATGCGCTTCTGTGCTATCATGGGCGTCTAGATGTGTATGTGTACTAGATTATATCATGCATAATGACGATATGCAAGTGATTCGTAATCTTGCCCATCTCGTGCATAATCCTCGTCGAGATCTTGTGCATCTCGTGCATAATCCTCGTCGAGATCCGCGTAATCGTTGCCACTATAAGTATAGTCGAGATCGTAGTCGTCGTACATAAGCTCGTCGAGATTGTGTGAACGCTTTCGTATTGTACCATAAAACTCGACGAGATGCAATCTAGTCTAGATGTAGTACTCGTCGAGAATCATACCAGTATATATACGGTCTCGTCGAGTTTATATGCATCTCGTAATATTCTCGTCTAGATTTTAACACGAACTCATAAGAATGTCAAGTATCTCGTCTAGATTTTATAAGTCTTGTGTGGGTCTCGGAGCATTTCGGCGGGCGGTGGTACTTGACAACTGCGCGTTCTTATGGTACGCTCGCTAAGCGCACAAGACCTACAAGGATTCATAAGGTTTCTACAAGCATTCAAAAGCATTAGAGATATTCTCAACATAATACCTAATTGATTCTCAATAAACAATAATTATTGAGAATGTTATAAGAAACATACAATAATTTAATCTAATATTAACTATACCATACAATATTTTTAATACATCATAAAATCTGTTACACCGTAAGATATATCAATGACACCGTACTATATAACACAGTATGACACCATAATATAATCAATGTCCAGAGGAATCATTTACCTTATTCTCAACAAGCAAACAAGTGAAAAATACGTCGGAAACACCACACTTGCAATGAATAAAGAATGGGTACACCATATAGAACGTTCTAAGAGAATGTCATCAGAACCCTTACATAAGGCATTTCGTCAATATGGTGTGCATAACTTTATGATTAAAGAGTTAGATGAATATGATGATACCTGTTTAGAGAACAAACTCAATGAATGGATTGAGAAATATAAACCTGAATACAATCCTATTGTGATTCCTGCCGAAGGCATAAGCGCAAGCGCCGATGCAGAAAAAGCGGAGGAATCAATGCAGGAAAAGCGGGAATCCGTAGGGTTGAGCGATAGCGAAGTATTAATACCCAAACCAAAACCTAAGAATAAAAGAAATATATCAACATCTCACCTTATATCTTGGAATGATAGTATACGTGGAGATGGTAAACACTGTGGCATTAAAATAAGAGGTAAAAACTTAGAAACTGGTTTATGCAAAGACTATGAAAGTGCAAGAGTCGCAGCAATAGAGGTGACAGGTGATCCGAATACCAATCGTAATATTCTAAATGCTGCCAGAAGTGGTATTATTGCATACGGTCATCGCTGGCAGATATTAGAAGAGAAGCAGAAGAAAAAGGCGGTGTTTGGTGTCAATAAAAAAACGGGATTGATTGGTCCCCGTTATGAAAGTATTAATGCTGCTGTTCGTGCCTTTGAGTGTACTGATAAACACAGCATTCTCAAAAGTTTGAAAAATCCTGGTAAGTATTCTTGGAAAAATTGTTATTGGTTTTACGGTTAATTACTTATTATAAACCTCATTCTTTTCTCTATCTTCTTTCTCTGCGGTCTGATTCAAATGCATTGTCGTATGAAGACGTTGTTGATTAAGAAGGCGATTGCGAAGACGGGCAGCGGCAATTGTTCCCTTAACTTTTGCAAGAGCGACTTTTGTTTGATCCACAACTTCAACTTGTTCCATGAATTGAGCAAACGTCTTCATTGTTCCCTTTGACTCTTTTTTTATATTTAGAAGATTGGTACAATCTCAGAGTTTAGATAACCTTGTTCCTTAATATGCTGCTCCCATCTTGAAGCATCTTCAATATTATAGAAAATTGCTTCTTGTTTCGCTTTTTTGTGATCCTTCTTCAATTTGTAATAGACAACCTGGTATTTCATGTTTGTTCCAATGACGAATGACACCTGCAATAATGAATAAGTTAGTAATCAAGTAAGTTATGAAAATAACCGTTCGAATGAGTGCAATTCGATCTGATTCCCGATCACACTTTGATGCTTTCTCTCCCAATGCCTTTGCCCAAAGTCTCCATAGTTTCATTTGTCAGACTCTTTGAGTAACTTTACTTGACTCCAATCATTTCGATACACCAAAACACAAATATCATTCACTCGATCATGCCCTACTCGAACACAAATTGAAATGTATTCGTCACACACAAATCGAACTTCTCCCACCCAATGTTTGTATTGAACAATGATGTCCTTGGCAAAAGATTGTTTCATACAAATGCATTTTCGAGTGGTGTTCTTTTGAATTGCATTGCAGAATATGCAGTCGTATTCTCAATACTTACAGATTTACCGACTGTCTTGGAGTTGACAGGAGCGTGGAAGCACTTGGTTTTGATGTTGTAGAATCCCCAGATGCTGCAAGCAGACCCACCACCATTGTAACTAAACTCATGATGATTACGAATCCAAATTGCAACAACATTGCGTTTAAAGTCAACTTGCTCATAAGAATAACCTTCTGGTGGTTTATGAGGAAACTCAATCATTGTTGTGGATTTGGTAAGGCACGAAGTGAATTTGGATTGTAACCATCGGCAATTAACTGATTCAAAACTTGTTGTGTCACTTCTTTGGTCATGTTGACATATTTCTCATCAACCAGTTCCCAACCAGTTGTGCAGAGTTCTTCAATGCGATAGAGTTTTTCT